ATCATATGCACAGTTTCCAGACGTTCGAACAGTTTTTGTCCACTGACTTTCCCAAAAATATACCTGAATTTTCCATCAGTTTTTGTCCAAATAAATAAATTTTTTATATATAGTATGAAAAACAAAGCAACCGATAAGTTTAAGCAAAGATATAAAGACTATCGCAAAGAAGTTCAAGAGCAGATGAACATTATCATAGACAATTATGATATAGAAGAGGGTTTTACTCTCACATTAGATTTGCTTGCATTCAATCTAGATTTGTTATATAAATCAATGGACTCACTTAGAGATAATGGGTTTACTACAAAAGATTGGAAAGACAGACCACACAAGAATTATGCAATACAACAACTTAACCAATCACAAGCAACTATATTGAAGATATTAGGCAATTTCCCTTCATCAACTATGTTAAAAGAACGTATTAAAAAACTGTCTTCATTAGAAAATGATGACGAACAAATGCTAGAAAATTTGATTAATAATTAATAATGACGGATATAGATGCATCAAAAAAATATATTAAATATGCAAATGATGTATTATCTAATAATATAGTATCAGGAAAATACATCAAATTAGCATGTAAACGTTTTATTTCGTGGTTCGAAAGAGACGATATATATTTTGATTATGAAGGTGTTGATAAGAAAATACGATTAATAGAGAAACTAAAACTACAAGAAGGTGGCAATTTTATATTGTTACCTTATCAATCTTTTATTATAGCGCACATTTTTGGTTGGTATTATACTGACGAAGACAATTTGCGTGTAATAAATAATGTTCTTTTATTGACTGCACGTAAATCAGGCAAATCAGTATTCGCATCAGCTATAGCAATTGTCGCAGCTATTTGTGATAATGAAAAATCACCAGAAATAGCATTTATCGCAAACTCAGCAAAACAGGCAGGATTACTTTTCAAATATTGTACAAGGTTATGTAATTCAATAGACCCAAACAAAAGGTTGTTTAAGAGACTTCGTTCATGTATACGTATACCTGTATGTGATGGACAAATAGATGTATTATCATCTGACACTTCAAAACTTGATGGACGTTCAGATAGTTTATTTATACAAGATGAGGGACATGAAGCAAAGACTTCTGAGATATGGAACGTATTGAAGACAGGACAAGGTGCACGTAGAAATGCATTAGGCATATCTATTTCAACAGCAGGTTTTAATGTTGGTTCAGAATATCCTTTATATAATCAATGGGAATATTGTTGTGGTATATTAGATGGTACTTATGAAGATGACACATGGGCAGCATTTATATTCCAATTAGACCCTGATGATGACTGGACAGATGAAAATGTATGGATAAAAGCTAACCCATCATTAGGTACAACAGTAAGTTATAAGTATATGAGAGACCAAATACGTAGTGCACAACAAACAGCCGCAAATGAAGTGTCTATCAAAACTAAAAACTTAAATATGTGGTGTCAATCTAGTGATGTGTGGATTCCTGAACGATATATAATAGATAGCATGGAACCAGTTAATATAGAAGATTATACAGACGAAGAGAGTTTTTTGGGTGTCGATTTGTCTACTGTATCTGACTTAACATCTACATCTATTCTATTTCCACCAAACCCTGACAGAAAGGTACATCCAGATAAGTTCGTATTCAAATCATTTATGTATTTACCTGAAACTGCATTAGAAGAAAGTACAAATGCAGAATTATATAAAATGTGGAAGAGAAACAAACAATTAATTCTCACACAAGGTAATGTTGTAGATTATGATTATATATTAAAGGACCAATTGAAACTATATAAGCAAACATATATAGTTGACGTAGCATATGACGTATATAATGCAACTCAATGGGCAATTAATGCAACCACAGAAGGATTACCATTAACTCCATATTCACAATCTCTAGCCAATTTCAATAGGCCAACTAAATTCCTTGAAATGCTTATACGTCAAGGTAAAGTTGTAATAGACCAAAATTCATTAGTAAAATGGTGTTTTGCAAACGTATCATTAAAATTTGATGGTAATGAGAACTGTAAGCCAATGAAAAGTGGTGGAGATCCCAACAGAAAGATAGACCCAGTAATATCTATGTGTGAAGCATTGGGTTCGTATCTTAACAAATATAACTTCTCAGATGGTGAAGCACTGAGTGTAAAATTCTAATAATATATAAAATATACATATGTAAATCTTGTAAACACTTGTAAATCATTTATTTACAAGTGTATTTTTTTGTTTTATTATTATATATACATATGTAATTATATATGAAAATATCAAACATATTTAAGAGAAATTTAAACACACAACCAATACAACAAGCAGAAGGTTCATCTGCAACTTCTGTTATATTTGGTAGCTTTCGTTTAGATGCATCAGCAACTACATTATCTGCATTTTTTGGCGCAAGAGAGTTAATATCTAATTCTATTGCAATGTTACCAATTAATATAAAGTTAAAAAATGAAATAGTAGATGATAGTCCATTATCAGAAGTATTCAAAACAGGTTTAATGTCAAAATTCAACTTAATAAAGGCATTAATACAGGACGTAATTGATTGGGGTGATGCAGTATGTTATATTGAGAGAGCACAAGATGGTACGCCAATTAACTTGATATACTGTCCAAGAGGTACTTATACCATTGATTTTAATGAAAATACAAGGAGATTAAGATATAAAATCAACTTCTTCAAAGGTTTTATAGAGCCAAAAGATGTACTTCACTTCTACAAAAACAATAAATCAAATGGTATAGAAGGCAGAAGTATAACAGGTTTTGCAAATAATATATTAGAATTATCAAAGGCAACCGATAAAGCAGCAAAGAATTATTACAATTCAGGTTGTGCAGTTAATGGTGTATTGAGTATAAAGGGTGCAAGACGTGATGCAAAGGAAAAGGCAAGAGCAGCATTTGCAGATGTACATAGTGGTGTAAATTCATCAGGTTTAGTAATATTGGATGATGACCTTGAATATAAGCCAATATCAAGTAATGCCAATGAATCACAAATGTTAGAGACACGTCTATTCAATGTCACAGAAATAGCTAGATTTTTCAACATCAACCCAGTACTTTTAGGTGACTTGTCTAAATCAAGCTATAATACAATTGAAGCATGTCAAATAGAATTCGTTACTCACACATTGATGCCTTATATTTCAATGTTCGAGAATGAAGTAAACAGAAAGCTAACAATAGGAAACTATAAAGATTTCTCAATTGATTTAGATGAACAATATTTGATAAAAGGTGACAGTAATACAACTTCACAATATTATTCTACTCTTGTCGAAAAAGGTATAATGACACGAAATGAAGTAAGACGTTCACTTGGATTACCAGCACTTGAAGGACTTGACGAAATTATAATTCCTTATACAAATGTAAACAATAATACATTAACAGGAGACAAAAATACACAAAACGAGGACAATGGAGAACAAGATAGTAAGAAATAATGGTACAATTGAATTACGTACTATAACTGATGGTTCTGTATCACGTACTGTATATGGTTATGCAATAGTATTTGACTCACCATCACAAGATATGGGTTTTATTGAGACCATTAAACGTGGAGCAATAACACAAGAGATGGTAGATGCTTGTGATGTATTTGCAAAATTCAATCATAATGATGACAAAGTTCTAGCACGTTCAAATAATGGTCAAGGTTCATTAACATTAACTGTAGATGAAAAGGGTTTACGTTATGAATTTGAAGCACCAAATACTAATTTAGGTGATGAATTATTAGAATATCTAAAAAGAGGTGACATATCTAAATCTAGTTTTGCTTTCGCTATATCTCCAGATGAAAAGGATGCACAAAAATGGGAGAAACGTGACGGTAAATTATATCGTACTATAAACAAAATTGGTTATCTCTACGATGTAAGTCCAGTGTGGACACCTGCCTATGTCGCAACATCTGTGGATAAACGTGATTTAGAAGAAGCAAAGCAAAAATTTGAATTAGAAGAGAAATATAATGCAATGTTAGAGGAATTGAATAAATACAAAATCAACTAATGTTGTTATTATTATTTATATAAATATAGTAGAAAAACACAAATGACTTTAACTGAAATTAAAGAAAAACAAGAAACTCTTATTCAACGTTGTGAGGAAATTGTGAATCTTTGTAAATCTGAAGCCAGAGAAATGACAGAGGATGAGAAGAAAGAATACGATGAAAAGCAAGAAGAAGTTAAAGCACTTCAAGGTGAATATCGCTCTTTAGAGGAAGCTGAGACCAAAGAAGAGGAAGATAAGAAAGAAGAAGAGGAGAAAAAATCTGAGGAAAAAGAAACTTCAGAGGAAAAAGAGGAACAAAAGGAAGACAACAAAGAAGAAGAAGACAAAAACACAGACACAAATAAAAACAACCGTAATATTATGGAACAAAAATTTAACTTAATGAAAGAGTTACGTAACTCTCTTGAAACAGGTAAATCATTTAACCTTAACGAAGTAAGAGCTTATACTGTTAACGATGAAGGTGAAGATGTAGTACAAACTGACATCTTTGACATCTGGGGTCCACTTCGTGCAAAGAACGTTCTTTTAGCTGCCGGTGCTAAATACTACAGCGGTGTAAAGAACAACATTCAAATCCCACTTATGGGTAAGGTATCATGTACATTTGAAGGTGAAACTGATGCAGCACAAGATGGTTCAGGTGCATTCACTTCAAAGACATTATCACCAAAACGTATCACAGCTAAATATCCTATTTCACTTCAACTTTTAGCGCAAGACTCTATTGGTGTTGAAGCTGAAATACGTAAAGATATTATCGCAGCTGTTAACTCAAAACTTGAAGAAGTACTTTTAGGTGATGGTGCTGGTTCAACAACTATTCCAGCTGGTCTTTTCAATGGTGTAACTCCAGAAGTTATCACAGACTTCAAAGGTATTACAGCATTAGAAGCAGGTGTAGAAACTGAAAATGTATTTGGTGATATGAAGTATGTAATGTCTCCATCTGCAAAAGGTGATTTACGTGCAATGGCTAAATCAACTAAGTCTACACAACTTGTTATGGAAAATGGTAACATCGATGGTACAGAAGTTCTTTCTACATCTCACATAGCAGGTAAGAACTTTATATATGGCGATTTTTCTTCTATAGTAATTGCTACATGGGATAGTGTACAAATTGACGTTGTAAGAGACGTACAATCAGTAGGTAATGGTCAAGTTACTATAGTTGTTAATGCATATGTTGATGGTGCTCTTATCCGTCCAGAAGCTTTAGCATTCGGTACAACTGCAACTGAATAAATTGCAAGACCATTATCAACAATAGAAATTTACACAGATTAATCAATATGTTAATAGATTTAGATAAAATTAAGAAGCATTTGAACATAGATGAGGATTTTACTGAAGATGATGAATACATTGAATCTTTAGCTCTAGTAGCCGAAGAATTAGTGGAAAAGCATATTGATAAATCATTTGAAGAAATAGCAGCAGAAAGTGGCGAATTACCAAAGCCACTTCTGCATGCAATTTTGTTAATGATAGGCAATTTCTATGATAACAGAGAATCTGTAGCTTATTCATCAGCAATAGAAGTTCCAACATCTTTGACTTATATATTGAACATGTATAGAGACTATGAAAATGCAAATATTTAGTTATGAGAGCAGGAATTTTAAAAGAGCAGATAGAGATTATAACACCACAAATCACAGTTAATGATTATGGTGAGCAGACAACCGAATGGGTAACAAAATACACAACTAGGGCTAGATTAGTACACACTAGTGGTTCAAGAGTGGAATATAATAGTGAAATATTTTATTCACATATGAAGACATTAGAAGTTAGAAATTATGTTCCAGTTGATGATTTTGACCGTATAATTTGGAATGAGAAACAATATAGAATATTAGATATAGAGCCAGATGAAGCACAAATGAAATATATCATCCGTGTGGAATTGGTAAACGAATAATATGTTAGACACACTAGAAATAGGCAAATATATAAATAATATTTTATCATCTAATGTTGATTTACAAAACTTAGGTGTTAAAGTTTATCCATTAATAGCTGATAATGATGCAAAGTTCCCATTTATAGTTTATAAACGTGTAGGACTTGTATCATCATCAACAAAAGATGGTATTTATCAAGATAATGTTACAGTTGAAATAAAGATTGTGACAGATAAATACTCAACAGGTATTCAGATTGCGAATATAGTTAGAAATTTAATACAAGTACCATATGCAAGATATGGAGCTATGGAAATAGATGATGTAGCTATAAACTTCGCAAATGAAGAATTTACAGAAAATGCATTTATACAAAACATGCAATTTATTTTACAAATACAAGATAATTAAATATTATGGCAGCACCAAAGATTATAAAAGGACGTGATTTGATGTTATTTAATGAAGATGGACACTCATATGCTTATGCAACAAATCACACTTTCAGTATCACAGCTGAAACTACAGATATTTCCAGCAAGGACCATGGCATCTGGGGAGCAAGTGAAATTGGCCGTTATAATTGGGAGATTACATCAGAAAATCTTTATACTGAAACCGGATATGATGAAATGTTCGATTCAATGATAACAGGAGAACCAATAACAGTTCGTTTCGGTCTTAAACAAACTCCAGCAGACCCATCAATGAATGTTGCTGATGGTAACACAGCACTTCCTTATTGGACTTCTACAAACACATTCTATGAAGGTAAAGTTGTTATTACTTCACTTGTAGCTAATGCAAACAATGGTGAAAATGCAACTTATTCAGTAACACTTACTGGTAGTGGTTCTATTAGTAAAGTAACACAAAACTAATTTAGACTTATTGAGGGTGTAATAAATATTACACCCTTATTTCAAAAAAAATTTTAAATAATATTATGAAAATCACAATCAAAGACAAAGAGATAGAGCTTAAAAACTCATTACGTAGTATGATAATGTATGAGAATATTACTGAGAAGACATTTAACCCAGAAAATATCACAGACATTATCATATATATGTTTTGTGTTGTTCTTAGTTCATCAAATGATTATTCTTTAACATTAGATGAATTTATAGACTACGTTGACAATAACCCTGACATATTCAACGAATTTGGTAAATGGTTAACTGATGTAGCGAACACAAATAACGTGTTAAAAAAAAGTTAAAGGACAACAAAGGAGACACACCTAAATTATTGTTCCATTACATAATGCGTGTATTGGTATATGAATTTAGGGTAGTTAATTTGGAATATTTTATGGACTGTTGTTCTGAATGGGAGATAAACGACATGATAGACAACATTCCATATTTAGATAGGAATCTATGGGAATCAGAACGTTTAAATGCATATATTACTGCACAAGTTAATAGTAAAAAGAAATTGACGCAACAAGATATATGCAAGTTTAAATGGGAAGATAAACACATAGAAGACTTTGTAAAAGATGAGAAAGACACCGAAATGTCCACTGATGACATAAACAGATTAAAGAATATAGCAGCACAATGGGAAAAGTAAAATACATATATGATGCAAAGGATTTGACTACACTTGCTGATGAAATGTTGGACAGAATAGACAATGCTGTTATGGCAAGTGCATTAAAAATTAGAGATAATGCAAAAAGTTCTTTTCTTAGTGGTTCATCTTTATACAAATATGGTACAAGTGAATACAGAAACTTAGCCGATGGAATACGTGTAGGACATTTGAATAATTCACAAGTGAGAATACACACATTAGGCGGTAGAGATAATTACAATTCCTATAAGACTAGATTTTTTGTAGGTGGTACAATTCCACGTACACAAACAAAACAAAATGGTAGGAATATCAAGCCATATACAAAAGGTTATATTAAGGCAAATAATGCACTTGATATGGCCATGAATGGAGCTGAATCTATTCTTAACCAATACATTCAGAATGTTTTAGATAATTAAAAATATAATATAATAACATGGCATTACAGGCTGTAATCGGAGCTGACACTTCGCGTTTTGTGGAAGAGATAAAATCAGCACAACATATGTTAGACAAATTTGAGAAGGACACTAAGACTGCGTCTGACTCAGTTAAGAAGAATATTGACGTGACGAATGAGCAAGTGACTGCATATAAGAATGTAGTTAGTGCGCTTAATAAAGTTGCGTCAGGTACTATGTCCACTAAAAAACAACAAGCCGAATTAACAGCACAAATAAAAGAATTGAAAGTTCAATGGGCTAATTTATCTGAGACAGCTAAATCAGGTGAATTTGGTAAGATGCTTTCATCAACATTAGGTGAATCACAATCACAATTATCACGTTTAACAGAACAGATAAAACAAGCCGACTCATCAATGTCAAGTTTTGGACAAGGTAATGCGAAACGTCAATTGATGGGACTGTCAAAGGAATTAACTAATTTGACAGTACAATATCGTCAAATGACAGCAGCAGAAAAACAATCAGCTGCAGGACAAGAATTAGCACAAAAATTATCTGATTTACGTGTAAAGGCAGGTGAATTAAAAGACACAGTTGGTGATGTACAAGCTGAGATTAAAGTATTAGCAAGTGACACACCAAATTTAGATGTCTTTAATGATGCCATTGGTTTAGGTGCTGATGCATTATCTGCTTATTCATCTATATTAGCAAGAGTTACAGGTGATGAAAAGGCATTAAAGGATGCAATAGCCACTGTTATGGCAGTTCAATCAGCTGCAAATTTTGTAACTAAATTAACTAATGCATTACAATCTTCATCAGCAATAATGTTGAAGACAAGAGCAATACAAGAAGGAGCAGCTGCATTAGCAATTAGAATACGTACTGCTGCAGAAGGTAAGAGTGTTATAACAACAAAAGCAGCAACCGCAGCTCAAGCAGCATTCAATGCTGTCGCAAAGATGAATCCATATGTTTTATTGGCAACAGCCATTATAGCAGCTGGAGCAGCCATTTATGGGTTTACCAAGTATCTTGATAAGCAAACAGCTGAACAAGAAAAGGCAAATAAGAAGGCAGAAGAGTTAAAACAAAAACAAGAAGAGTTAAAGAAAGAGCAAGAAGAATTAAGTAACTCATCTACAAAAGTTCAAAGTAAATTTGCTCAATTACAAGCACAATGGCAAAGTCTTAAATCAGTAGCCGAAAAGAAGAAATGGATAGAAGACAATAAATCTGCATTTTCAGATTTAGGTTTATCTATCACTAATGTTAAGACAGCAGAAGACATATTTGTAAAGAATACAGATAAAGTAATAGAAGCTCTTATACAACGTGCAGTGGCAGCAAAACAAGCAGAACAAGCAGCTGATGATTTAACGAAATTATATGATGAGAAAAAAGAAAAATCATATAGATCAGGTGCTAAGCAAAAAGTTGTAAATGCAAAAACTAGAGTATCAGATGAGGATGCTGATGCAGCTGGTGTTCGTCGTAATAATCAAGTATTTGTAGGAGTTAACCCAAATAGTAAACGTACAGCCGAAGAAGTTAAGAAATTAAATGATTATTATGCAAAACAAGCACGAGATAGAGCTAAAAAATTCCACAGTGATATAGATAAACGAATAGCTGAAAGAAAAAATGATTATATAAAAAGTACTCAATCTGAGGCGGATGCCAACAAAACTTTATCTGGTATGGGTGACAAGCCTGTTACTACAACTTCTCCTAAATCTAAGCCTGATAAACCTGATAAGCCTGATAAACCTGACAAAATAGAGGTTGAGCCAGTATTAGCAGAAGGTTCACTTGCAAAATTAGAAAAGGAAATTTCAGACAAACAAAAGGAATTGAAGCTTGCTATAAGTGATGAATCAAGAGCTAAAATACAAGCTGAGATAGATGAAAAAACAGGACAAAAAGAAGCTATTGAGTTAAAGTTAAAGCCAGTTGTATCAGAAAAGGATATAAAGAAAATACAAGAAGAAATAGCTGAACACTCATCTGATGTGGCTGAGAATATTAAGAAGCAAAAGAATACAACACCTGAACAAGGTGCACAAAATAATGCAAATAACCTTAAATCAGAATTAGAATTTAACAAGCAAATTGTTAAATCATTACAAGACCAATACGATGCTGTACAAAAGAGAATTAGTATAGGTGCAACATTAACAAGTAATGAGAAACAACTTGCCAACATTTATGATAATGCAAAAGATAAAGTAAATGAATTAGGTGATGCATATGAAAAGGCTGCAAAAAAAGCAGAATTACTTAAAACAAGCTCTGAATTAAAGGAAAAACAATGGGAAGGTGTTAAAGCAGGTGTAAATGCATTAGGTAGTGTTAATAATTCTATTAGAAGTGTAGGTGATGAATGGACTAATTTGTGTGAAAATTGGGAAGATATGTCACCATTTGAACAAGTAACTAGTGGAATTAGTGCGGTTGTTAATACAATTCAAAGTGCAATTCAAGCCTATGAAGCTATTAATAATATGATGGAGCTTTTCGCAACCATTAGCGAAATGGCAGCAGCTAGAAAAGTAGCGGCAAATACACTGGAAACACAGTCTGATATGGGTCAAATTGTTGTTAAGGAAGGTAAGTCATTAGCAAATGCGACTGAATCAGGTTCTAAGTTACCTTTCCCAGCAAACTTAGCGGCAATAGCAGCAGGTGTAGCAGCTGTTGTGAGTGTATTTTCTATGATAAGTGGCTTTGCAGAAGGTGGTATTATTGGAAATGGAAGTAAAATTGGTGACTATAATATAGCAAGAGTTAACGGTGGCGAAATGATTTTAAATGGTTCCCAACAGAAACGTCTATTTAATTTGTTAAATGGTGTAGGTGGATATGTAAATGGACCAATACAAAAACAAAACGTTAACTTTGTAATTAAAGGTAAGACACTTAGAGGTGTATTGCGTAATTACGACAATGCACATAATAAAATTTAGTATATTTTGATTGTTGATTTTTTTAGAGTTCCTTGTTGTAAATTTATAACAGGGGACTCTTTTCACTTTAAAATACTATTATTATATATACATATAAACACAAATATTATGAAATATTTAGGACAGTTCAGTAATAGAAACAATGAATTAATAGAAGTTGATATAATAACTAATAATTCAGAAACTCAAACACAAGAAATTACATTAGGAGAAACACCTGTAATAATATCTCAAACATCAGATGGTATATTCTCACCTATCAAATCACGTAGTTGTACAATAACAATAGTGACAGATGATTATTTTCCAGATATGTATACATCTGAATCACATGGAACAAAAGTTATAGTTAACAATGTATCAAAAGGCGAATGTATATTTTATGGTTTTTTGACACCATGTGAATATAACCAGCCTTATATTTATGCAAATCAATTAGAATTAGAAGCAGTAGATGCATTATCAACATTAAAGGACTTCAAATATTGGCCAATATCAAATAAAAGGATAAATAAAATGGCTGATTTATTGAGACATGCATTAATAAATGAAGCTGGTTATCAAAATGTCTATATTCCTTTTATGGGAAACAAAACAAATGCACAAAGCAACTATAATTATGATATACAATTTCCAACTAATTTAGAGTATATTTCAGACATATTGTTTAAAGATAGTGATGATGACGAAGAATTAGAATACAAGGATTGGTATGAAATAATAGAAGAGATATGCAAGTTCTTTGGTTTATCTGCTGTACCTTATGGTGACTCAGTATATTTTATTGATTATAAAATAGTTAAGTATTGTGGTGATAAAGAATATTTAGAGCAAACTTATGCACAGGACTTTAGAACGTATTATAATTTAAGAGATTACCAGCCTTATTATGTCAATTCTAATTTTAGAGTTCTGACAAAAGATGATTATGCAGGTACAGAACAAAATATTGAAATAGATGAAGTATATAATAAGATAACAGTAAAGGCAGACATTGATGATGTAAAGGACGATGACATATATGTAGATATAGAAGATGATGCAGAGAATGCAGCATTTGCGTGGCCTAACCCATTTGAAATGAATGTATATGAGGATTTAAATAATTGGTTTTTAAAAATCCACAACCCTGACCCAATATTGAAAGCAAAATATATTGTATATAGTAGAATGTTTTACCCAACACGAGGTGGTATGAATACAGATGGCAATCTTATTTCACCAACAAGTGATTTTTGGCAATGTTACTGTAACACTAATTTAGCGCTTAATCCATACACCATAAGATTTTATATGATTGAAAAAATGAATGACCAACATGAAAATTGGCAAAGTATACATATGAACTGGGATATGCGTGAACGTATTGATGAACGTGAATATCAATACTGTACATTAGCACAAACATTCGGTTGGGAAGATGGTACAGCACCATCAGCAAAGGTAGATTGGAAGACGAACATTATATTTCACACTGGTGTAGAAGCTTGGTATCGCTATTATCTTGACATTAACACAGGTGAACACTCATGGAGTGGTAGACGTATAAGAGTAATAGATAAGCAAATGGAATACCCAGGTTCTGATAACATCGGGACATTATGGTGGAATATGTATGTAAATGAAATGATGTGCAAGCCTGTATTAGAATATAGAGGTAAAGATGAAGTAGGTTTATCACCTGCATCATCAAGTAACGTCACTTATATATGTATAACAGGTGATTTGCTTTATCAACAAAGTGGAAAAATAGGTAATGACACCGTCACTGTGTGGATAAAAGACACAAATTATAAAGGATATATTACAACAACATTTGATGATGCTGGATATAATGCCGCAAATAAGACAGAAACATTAGTAGGTGCAAGAAACGCTGGTGACACTGATTATAACAAAGGATGGCCATGTCTAAAATGCGTTCTTAACATCGGTGACAAATGGTGGGATGGTAATTATTGGCAAGCAGAATATCGTGAATTTTGGCTTTATTTCCACAAGGAGAATGTAGCAGGGACAGGACAAGAGAAATTGTTGTTATATGATTGGAATAAAATAGTTGTAAATCGTGACTATACTAGTGGAATAAATGAAGACTGTTGTTCAATTCCTATATACAGTTGGGATCATGTTTACGGTAAGGTTAATTTTAAAATATTCAACCCATTTGTACATTTGACTGGAGTAACAGACACATGGGTCTCTGACCAAATGGATGCACAACTAATAAATGGAGAATATTATGTTAATATTAATATCCAAAAATGTGTACCTGCTGTATTTATGAGAGACTTTGGTATTAAAGTTGTATCAGTAAAAGATTT